TTATGTCTGCCCCAAATCTGCCCCAAATTTTTCAAATATCTTTCTGACCTTGTCATTGCTTTTTTCTTTTAATGATTCAAGCTGGTGGGCATAGACTTTGAGTGTGATGTTTAAATTTTCATGTCCTAATAATTGGGAAATGGAAATCAACTCAACACCTTGGGTAATCAAGTATGAAGCATAGGTATGTCTTAATGAGTGTATGTGGACATTTCGCCCAACAATTTTCTTAATAGTCTTATTGGCTGCTGCATTCGAAACGGAAGCAAAAATTCTATTTTGATCGTTCTCAATCCAATACTTTTCTCTGTACTCAATCAGCAAATTGATAGTCTGGTCATCAATAGGGACTTTTCTCATCGAGCTACTATTTTTTGTTGGTGCAAAATCAAATGTAGTATTGTAGTTGTAAGTTTTATTGATGTCAATCAATCCATTTTCAAAATCTATATCATCCCAAGTCAATCCAACTGCTTCAGCAAAACGCATACCTGTGACAGAGATTAAGTATATGATTGCATACGAATGATATTTCATCTTTTCTCTTGTCTGTCGGATTAGGTCGGTATACTCTTCCATTTCTAAAAACTTGGTTTCTTTGGCGAATGATTCTACCGTCGAACGTATGGTAGCAAAATCGCAGAAGTTCCGCTCAATGATGCCTTCGTGCACAGCCATCTTAACTGCTGCCTTGACTTGATAATGGAATTTTTCAACTGTTTCTTGGGTGTGTGTGCTGGCAAATTGATTGAGTACTTGTTGATACATGCTATTTGTAATTTCGGTTAACTTTGTATCTTTAAAGTACAACTTGACTTTGCTTTCTGTATGCTGATATTTCTTCCAAGTGACAGGCGTGACATTTGGCTTTTTATGTATCTCAGCCCAGTTGTGATAATAGTCCAAAAATGTTTGTTTGTCATCAACACGGACATTATTGTTAAGTAATCTCTCTGTTTTGCTTGCAGCAGATTGAGCTAATTTCTTAGTAGCAAATCCACCTTTTGATTTTTGCTTAAATGATCCATCGGGAGCCTTATATGAGATACGGTATTCCCAACCGTTATCCCTTTTTCTAAAATATGCCATTGATTTCCCCTTTCAAATCTGATAAAATGGGTATAGTAAAGAGACCTACTGCAAAGCAGGTTTTTACTATATCGCATTCGCCTTACGCTCGGACCGTCCGCCTTACGCTCGGACCGTCCAAAGTTGAGCGTAGGGCTTTTTTGTTTGTTATAAATAAACTAGTTTTTGTCATTGAGTAGTCTGTAGAGATTGATGGTCTGATTAAGTTTCTCTATCTCGTTATAGAGTCTGCCTTGCGGAAAACCCATCTGTCTTTCTAATATTTCGAGGTCGCTTGGGTATTCTTTTTCGTGTTCAATAATTTTATAGAGACAGAAGTTTAAATAGTTATGCCCGTTTTTATTATCGAAAATGACCATTGAGTAGAAAAAGGTGTAGAAGTCATTTCTGCCTTTTCCGTGTCGATAATCGGCAGGGGATATCTCTATTTGTGGGTGGAATTTTGAGTGGTAGGATAAGGCGGTGTTTCTTTTGGCTTTGTAATTAAAGATTCGTCCGCCGTGTGCCGCTCTGTTCCTGAAGGCGAGAACGAGGTCCAACATTTCTCCGAATAGCCTTTTGTCGTCTTCTGTTAGTAAATTGATGTCCAAGCCGATACAGTGTGCAATGACTTTGTTTTTCTGCGGTCCTTTAAGAACTTTGAAAAGATTGACGAAGTTTCCAAAGGTAGCTTCTTTGAAGAGTATCCAAGGAGGGATATGCCCATGCTTTACTCTATAGGAGATTAGTGGCTCAACCTTACGGTTGGCAGCAATGTCTTTCAGCATATCAAGCAAATAGTCACGTTGAAAGCTATTATATTTTTTTACAAAAATGCCACTATTGTATTTTCTTCTATCCAGATAATCAGCTTCATTCACTCCAAAATCTTCTGCAATAGTGTATGCTAGTGCGGTCTTTAGGGAGCTTTCAATCTCTAGCGTTGCCTGCATGACATAGTTCCGCAGTTCTTTGTCAAGATTATAGAGGGAGGCAAGGTGTTCGAAGGTCTCGCCTTTCTTAAAGACTTCTGCCTCTTCGTTTGGGTCCAGCAGGAAGATTTTGTAGCCATTGACGATTTCATAGTAGCCACAGTTCATTAGTGCAAAGATGGCATTGTCCATGTCTTGAATGAGTAACTTTTTTTCTTCTTGCAGAATGCGAAGTTGTTCTCTAATATCAGAGAATGGTTTCATAATACCTCCTTATAAAGCACGAAAGAGCCTCGAAAAATCGAGACTCTTTCGGTAGGATACAACGCGTATCCGGGCCACTTCGTATGGTTCTATTATAGAGTCTCTTTTATATTTTGTCAAGCAAATTATTTGATTTTTATTCATCTTTATTTTTCATCCAACTAAATTCAAATACTCTTCTTTGATCATAGCCTCATCCGCTATGGTCTTTAGTTTGTATTTTTCCATAAATACCAGGTAATTAAACTGAGTGCGGTCTTCTGCAATTTCTAATTCTTCCTTCAAAAGATGGTGGATCATATTCCTATTTGCGTCGAGTTCGCATCTCTCTCTAAAAAGCTGATACTGGTATGGAAAGTGATTTTTATGTTGTAACTCGTGCAGGGCGACCTGCTTTTGTTCTTGCTCAGACAAATTAACATCAACCCCTAAGACCTTGGTTATTGGATTGTAAAATCCTGAACTATGCCAATCGCTGGCATCGAACAGGCACAATTCCACTCCAAACTCTTTACAGAGCTGGTCAAGTTTCATAGGCAATTAGTCCTTTTGTTTATTTTTAAAATGTGCAGACAAGACTGCTGTGATAAAGTCTATATCATCTTCATCAAGTGGTCTTCCGTCAAATAGCATGGTATGGGCAGCTGCTTCCCTCAAGTCCACAACTTGACCGTCAATGATAGCTGTCTCATCGCTGGCAATCCGCGGGTTGTCCGTCCGCCCGAGCAGGTAGTCAGTAGATACACCAAAGAAGTCCGCAATTTCTGCAATCCTTTCAGCATTCGGCTTTTGTGTTTTCAACTTATAAAGTGTATTCCGGCTGTAACCAAGCCTTTCTTCCAATTGAATAAGAGTAATCCCTCGTTTTTTGGCAAGTTCTTTTATCCTTTCAAATGTTGGAAACATTGTTTTATCAACCTTTCTAAGGCATGACAAAAAATAATTCAACTTTTTGGGAGAAAGTTGTTGACTTTTCAACCAATAAGGTGTATTATTGTTTTGTAAGCTAAAGAGTTAGCGAATCAGACAACTAAAAAATAAAGCCTAACAAAAACTGATTGGCGTCTGTATTTTCTAGGTACACCTTACTTTTTAGTAAGTCTTTTCTCTATGCCTTGATTGTAACCTATTGGGTGATAAAAGTCAAGAAATTCGCTAACTTTTTAGTTAAAAATAATAAAAAGGAGGAAACGCCATGGGATTCGGGTCAATGACTGTAACCGTCAAAATTGCAAATATTGATCGTTTTATTGAACTGAGCAATGAGTTTAATAAAAAAGCCCGTGAGCTTGAACAACTGGCTCACGAGCTAAAAACGTTCGACTTTGAAGGCGAAGTTGTATCAACTGATAGCAACTAATTCAAAGTTGTCATTATCTGAAAAAAGATAGATTGGATAGTTTTCTTTGGTTTCAAAGTTGTAGAAATCGTATCCGAAATTATCTTTTTTCAAGACAGAATACTTGGAAGATAGCACTTCAAGATTGATTTGGGTCAGCAATTTGACGATCTGGATTCTAGCTTGGTCGGCATCAGATATTCTCTGTAAAGCCCGTAAATGCTCTTCGCTAGGGAAGATGTCAACCAATTCCTGCCTATCGTTAATATAGCTGTTTTCGCCATGTAAGCGACCGTACTGCAAAGAGTAATCTGTGAATGTCAGATTGCTATATTCCTGATAGGTCTCAAACGTAATTCGTTGACCTCGGTACAGATAGACAAGAGTATCATCTTGAAGTGTGTCTTCACAAGAAGTAATGCCAATCAAAAATTTATGGCACGCTTCCAATATGCGAACTTGATTTATATCCATGACTTGACCTCCTTTCTATAAAGATTTCAAGTCTATTATACCAAATTTAAGAAAGGAAAAATATGAGCAAAGAGTTAAAAGAAATCAAAGCTCTGATTAAAACTCGCTTGATTGAGCTAGATATGAAACAGTCAGAACTGGCTGAAAGTGTTAACGTGTCTAGTTCGGTCATTTCTGAGTTGTTACGCTACGGAAAAGGTAGTGATAATGTAAAGCAAAATGTTGCTACTGTCTTGGGAATTGAAAATCCTTGGGAGAAGTTTTGAGGAGGAACAAATGAAAATAGCTGAAAAAGTGGTCCGTATCGAATCGGACGCGTATGAGTATGTTGTAGATTTTGCTAATGAGCATGATTTGAAAATTGGCGAGGCAGTGAGCATCTTAATTCGCTACTGTGCTTCTAAAGATTTGATAGTCAAGCAGGCTCATGTAGAGGTTGTGGAAGTTCAGAATGTGGTGGAAGAAGATTAGGAGGAGGTGAGGGGATGAGACCAAAACGGTATCCATATAGCGGAAAATTAAAAGCCTCAACTATGGATATAGTCAAGGCTTGGGAAAAAGCTTATTCAGCATATCGTGTCAAAGGTCAAAAAAGGCAAGAAAAGGCTGAACAAGAATTAGAAAAAGCTACTCAGAGGCTTTATCAGCTATATCATTAAGTGTCTTTACTGCTTTTTCAGTTGCAAGTTGATCAACTTGCATATCTTTAGCAGCTAACAACTTTTCAATGACATCAATGACTGTGGCAGTTGCTACATCAGCCGAATTTTTCTCGATTAGTTCGGCAATTAGTGTATAACTGGCCTGCTTTAGACTGTCAAAATCATTCATATTGTTATCTCCTTTCCTTGTTGATAGCTAAATTATAGCATGGATAGGGGAGGGGAACAAGATTGGAAAGGAAGAGAGAACATGGAAAGTAAATTGATTGCCAACTGGCAAAAGAAAAACTACCAGCTCAGTCAACTGATAGTTGATAGCCTCGAGGGGCTAGATGTGTGGGAGACTGTGTTGGCACTGGGAAAAATCAGAAAGGAAATGGCATGACAGTATCTAGGGAAATGAATGACTTGGAAATCAAAGTTCTCAATGCTATCAAAAATAATGCTAGTTACGACTTGCCAATCCAAGCGAGTGAACTACGGCTAATATTCAGTATTTCAAAGCGTAGCTTGGAAGAAGTGATTGAAAGCTTGCGGGTTAATTTTAATCATCCGATAGTAGCAAAGAAGACTAAGCCAAATGGATATTACTTGCCTAAGTCAGAGCAGGAGAGATTGGATGGGTTGGTACCATACAGGCGACAGATTGAAACAGAGAAGAAAAACCTAGCAGCAATCTTGTCGGTTAACTTGGAAACCTACTGGAATACAACACAAAAAGCCTGACGGCAATCAGGCTCTTCAATAAACATACAAGAGGATTATACCATGAATGATCTAATGATTCAAATGTTGGACCAGTTTGAAGCTGGGCTAATGGATAGAGCGTTAAAGGTCATGCACGTTGTCATGGACGAAAAACGACGGTTTCCAATGGAACTCAATAAGTCACAATGTGCTGAAATGCTCTTAGGAACAAAGGATACAGGGAGTTTTGATGCACGATTTAATTGCCACAAAGATTTCCCACGTATTCCGAACGCTCGCGAGAAGTACCCTCGTGATGCAGTGATTGAATGGTATCACAATAATTGGCAGAGGACAGCAATATGACAGAAGAATTGATGTTGACAGCAGAACAAGGTTTGGCATTTATTGCTATTTTGACCCCAATCTTAATCTGGCTGATCCGTAAGCCTGTTGAGATTGAGATTGAAGTCAAAGAGCCTATTGTGGAAGTAAAGCAACCAGAGCGGAATTTGAGATACTTGCAAATTCGGACTTACTACGGAGGATAGAATGAAATTTTGGGACATGATGAAAAGGTTTTTGAGTGTTGAGGAAGATGACTACATTCCTAAAAGCCAACATGAGTTGGAACGTGAGCTTGCTACTGCACGGCATACTGCCAAGGAATACAAGAAACTGGCTTTGCTGAAAAATCAGGAATGTGTCGGGCAGGCTAGGCTGATTGATGAGCTACGCAGACGGATTGACTTTTTGGAGAATGTCAACAAGTGCCAGGCTGAGCTATTGGCAGAACGTGAGGTTTAGCTATGGTCTGGATTGTTGCAAAGAAAACCAAGACTAAGCGTGGTTATAGATTTTACCAAAAACGGTCGTTTGATACTTGGCAGAAGGCTAGAATTTATCAGCAGGACTTGTTTAATAAAGGTGTAAATGCTGAGATGTGGGAGGAGAATGGAGGTATAGAGATTGGCAAATGCAAATAAGCGGTACTATTGGATTCAACTCGCACAGGATTTCTTCAAATCCAAGGAAATGAAGTTGCTTCGAAAAATAGCAGGAGGGGACACTCACACGATTATCTATCTTAAGATGATGCTGTTGAGCCTGGAAGACAACGGGATTCTATTTTTTGACGGGGTCGCCGATAACTTGGCTGAAGAAATTGCGCTGGTAATTGACGAAGATGTGGAAAATGTAAAAATTACCCTTGTTTTTTTACAGTCCAAAAAACTGTTATCAAAAATATCGGATAGGGAGTATTTTTTGGAGCAAGTCCCAGAGATGGTAGGTAGCGAAACCGCAAGTGCCCGTAGGGTTCGCAAGCATCGTGAGAACCAAAGGGTGTTACAAAGTAACAGCGATGAAACAAACGGTAACGGAGAGAAAGAGAAAGAACAAGAGAAAGATATAGATATAAACTTATCTAGTAGTAGTTGTATAAATAATAGCGATTATTCAATCAAGCAATTATTCAAAGATTTCGAAGCTGGCTTTGGAAGATTATTAAGTCCATTTGAAATTGAGGACATCCAGAAATTTGCTACTGAAGAAGGGCTTCCACCTGAGTTAATAAGGGAAGCTCTTAAAGAAGGGGTATTTCGCAATAAACCTGTATGGAATTATATCAAAGCGATTTTACGAAATTGGAAGAATGATAAGTTACTGACAGTAGAACTCGTTCGAGCTAGGCAACAAGAACAGGAACTGCCTAAGAATGTTGATGTTTCGCCTGAATTTTTGGAGGCTATGAACTTATGGAAGGATTAGACAAGGTAAAACGGGTCATTCTGAAACACGGTCTTAAGCAAGACAGCCCTTTTGTCCGTGATGTGAGGCATTCGACAACTGGTTTGGAAATTTTCTACGGCAATGAGCGTCAGGCCTTTCGGTATGCAAATTGGCAGGTTGGTGTCGTAATGACAAAGCAGTTGTATCTGCATGGGAATTTTAAAATTATAGAGGTGGAGGACTAATGGACGGTTATTTGAAGTTAGACAAGATGATGGATTGGCAGGTAGCGAATTATCCGCTACGTATGTCTGAAAAGGCTCGCTTGATGGCTTTGCCTGGTGATGATTTTGTAGCCGAGCTGGATCGTATGGCAGAGGAGTATCATCGGACGAGGTATGGGGGTAGTTGATGGTAGTGACAGAAAAAGAGTACGCTCTCTACAAAGGCGATAAGCTACTAGCAATCGGCACAGCAAAAGAATTAGCTGAACAATTCGGTGTGAAGGTGTCGACGATACACTTTTACAAGTCGCCAGCATATATCAAGAGAACGAGCGATGCGAGGGGGAGGAGATTAGTTGAAATTTGAACTTTTTAATGACCATTTTGAAAACGCGAAGCGGTATAACATTCCTAGGGCTCAATTGATTATTGCAGATATTCCGTACAATCTCGGCAATAATGCTTATGCCAGTGACCCACGATGGTATAAGGACGGCGATAATGCCAATGGGGAAAGTAAGTTGGCAGGAAAGTCATTCTTTGATACGGATAATGATTTTAAGATTAATAATTTCTTTGATTTTTGCAGTCGGTTGTTGAAGAAGGAACCTAAAGAAAAGGGTAAGGCGCCAGCAATGATTGTATTCCATGCCTGGCAACAGCGAGATATGGTTATCGAGTGTGGCAAGAAGCATGGCTTTAACAATGCCTATCCGCTATATTTTACCAAGAAATCTAGCCCGCAAGTCTTGAAAGCGAACATGAAGATTGTGGGTGCAGTGGAAGAGGCTACGGTATTGTATCGTGATAAGCTACCGAAATTTAACAACAACGGTGCTATGATACTTAATCATGCGCCGTGGGAGAAGGATAGCTCATATCCAGTTATCCACCCAACGCAGAAGCCGATTCCTGTGCTGAAACGTTTGATTGAAATCTTTACGGATGAGGGCGATGTTGTCATTGACCCCGTAGCAGGTAGTGGAAGCACACTTCGGGCAGCAATCGAGATGAATCGGTCAGCCTATGGTTTTGAAATCAAGAAGGATTTTTACAAAAAGGCAAAAGAGCAGATGTTGTCTAGCTACCAGCCCAGTTTATTTTGAGAGGGTGGAGCAGATGACGATATATGATTTTTGGGAGGAAACAGATGAATAAACAAGAAGTAATTGAAAAATACAGAGCTGGGTTTGTCGTACACAGCGATAAGCACCGTATTTGCGACGAAGAGTGGATTTTGGATAAGGATAACACTACAGAATCTGATCTGAGATTTCTGGGCTATGATGCGAATCTTTATCCGTTCCCCGAATGGACAAAATTTAACCCTGAAAAAGACTTCGAAGTTAACCGAGTCCGAATTGCTAAGAGGGTCACAGCTGATTTTAAAGGAAAGGTGTATTTGGATAGTGTTTGTATTAGTGATATTGAGTTGGAGGAAACATCTTGAAATTCCTAGACCTATTTGCTGGCATTGGCGGTTTCCGTCTTGGTATGGAACGTGCTGGTCACGAATGTGTCGGTTTTTGCGAGATAGACCAGTTTGCTAGAAAAAGCTACAAAGCAATACACAATACGAAAGGAGAGTTTGAATTTCATGACATTAAAAGAGTCACAGATGAGTCTGTTCGAGGAATCGGACGTGTGGATGTTATCTGTGGAGGATTTCCGTGCCAGGCTTTCAGCATTGCTGGAAAGCGAGCAGGATTTGAAGATACTAGAGGGACTTTGTTCTTTGAGATTGCTAGGTTCGCATCTATTCTCAGACCTAAATATCTATTCCTTGAAAACGTCACAGGACTCCTCAACCATGACAACGGAAATACATTCGAGACCATCCTCAGAGCGTTGGATGAATTGGGGTATGATGCGGAATGGCAAGTGTTCAACAGCAAGAATTTTGGCGTCCCCCAGAACAGAGAGCGGGTGTTTATTATCGGACATCTTAGAGGAGCAGGTGGACGAGCGATATTTCCTTTCAGAGGAGATTGCGAGGAAGCTAGTAACCTACAAGGACAATCAACAAATACCACTACCGCTCAATACGGAGAAGCACAAGGGAGCGGGTCGTATGTTGTTGAAGGTAGGAAGCCGAAAATCATTCAGCGAGGACATGGCTACAACCAGGGGGGTGAGCATACTGAGTACGGTTGACTACACACTTGAAGTCATCGGTAACATCTACGAAAATCCGGAATTGATGGAGGGAAATAATGACTAACGAAAAACTAGGCGTGCTTCTGGTCGATGTGCCAGAACCGAGGTTGTGGGGGCATTCCTTTTTAACGAGAGGAACAGCCCTATCTTTCAGTTTGGGGCAGGCAGATGATTTTTTGACAGTTGAGCGATACGCCTACAAATGCACCCAAGAAGAAGCGAAAAAATACCCACAATTTCGATGGGTAGCGTTGGAGGATTTGGGATGACCATTAAAGAACTAATCAAAGAATTGCAGATGTACGACGAGGACAAAGAGGTTGTTTTAACGATAGCCAACGTTTATCCAGTTTTGCATGAATTAGTAGATTTGGAAACCGGGTTGGTTCGTCTTTCGTCGGATTGTCAAATTGGCTTTGAGTTTAATCTTTTATCAGACAATCGTCTGGAAATCGAGGGGGTGTGGTAGATGACTACAGCAGATAAAATCAAATACATCCTACAAAAGACAGGATGGACGAGAGACCAATTTGCGACCGAGATGAGTGTGACGACTCCATCTGTCTACAACTGGTTAGGCGGACGACCACCGCGACAACGCATGTTGGATAAAATAGACGAGCTGTACGAGCAAACTAAAGATACAAAATCTAAAGTACTGGCACAACGTGGCAAGATACGTATTTTGTATCCGTATTATAGTCATCAAAGCATGCCGTGGGAGAGGAGATAATAGATGATCAACAATGTTGTTTTGGTTGGTAGATTGACGAGGGACGTAGAGCTACGTTATACACCGTCTAATCAAGCCGTTGCGACTTTTACTTTGGCGGTTAACCGCAATTTTAAAAATCAATCGACAGGTGAGCGGGAAGCTGACTTTATCAATTGCGTATTGTGGCGTCAGCAGGCCGAAAATCTGGCTAATTGGACCAAGAAAGGTCACTTGATTGCCATTACAGGTCGGATACAGACTAGAAGCTATGATAACCAGCAAGGGCAACGTGTCTACGTTACTGAGGTAGTTGCGGAGAGTTTTCAGTTATTGGAAAAGCGTGATAACACTGCTAATCATACAAGCATCGAAGAGCAGATGCCACCAGGGTTCAGCGGCCAGCCGATGGATATTGATGATGACGGATTGCCGTTTTAAGGAGAGTTTGATTGAAGAAGAGGGTACAGATTACACTTACGAAAGATGAGTATGAACATTTGGTTGCACTCAGTGAATATTCAGGTTGTTATACATTATCCAGAACATTAAAACATGCATTAGATGCAGAAATTAAAAAACATGAATGTAACGACACTTTTAAAAATTACCTTGAAGATGTTAGGAGGAGAAATGAATACTGAGTTAATGAATGAACTAAAAGAACTGCTCGGCTTATTTCCAAGGTCATTTATAAATGCGAACCTGGAAGTGATACTGATCCCAAAGACAAACACGTATTTTAGTTTGGAAGGAGTACAATCACGAAGAGACATCATATCGAAATTATTAATGTGGTGCAGTAGACCAATAGTAAAAGGTCAACCGTTTCGTAGTCAGAAAAGGAATAACTTATTTAGAGAAGTTATCAAAAAATCTTTTAATTACTACTTAGGAACACTCTTTTCAGATGAAGATATGGCTTTGATTTATCAAAGATTAGGCAATGGAATCAATCCAGAATTGACCTTTAGATTTATTGATAGTGGGTTTGATATGGAGGTGTTGGATGATGAGACCTAAACGTTACCCGTATACTCTTTCGCAGTATGAAGTAGAGGAGGAAAGAATTTTTAGAAGTGAAGAAATGATTGCGAAAGTATATAAGCTAAGAAATAGATTTACTAGAAAAATCAAACATGATTGGATTGAATGGAGGACAGGATTTAATGACTAAACTTATTGGATTCGGGCGTTGCCTCGGAAAAACTACAATGGCTATTTTGGAAAGTCATGCGACAGGACATTATATTGTCTGTGCTAACCGTAGGATGGCTGATGATACTTTTAGGTTTGCAAAACAGCTTGGCTATACTATTCCTTTTCCGCTATCTGTCTCAGATACACGATTTAGATTTCCAGATGGTCGTAAATATTCGGATGAACCAGTAATTATTGACAACGTTGAAATGGTTTTACAATCCTTGTTAGGGTGTCCAGTTGAAACCATCACATTCAATAGTCCACATGTGATCACTGAAAAGGATCGATACGATGAAGAAATCGCTGAGCTGAAAAAGGAGTTGGCAGCTTGTTATCGAGAGAAGGAAGAAGACCAGGTTGCCATTGAGACCCTAAAAGACAAATGCGTGGACCTCATGCTCGAAAATGCCGACTATGTCTGGGACGAAATAGCTAGAGAAACAGCCAAGAAAAGAGCTAATAAGAGAAAATGGAGGGCGAAATGATTACAATTCAGCTTGATGAAGAGTTATTGACAGCACTTATTTTTGCAGCGGCTCAAAGCTCATGCGGTTTCAATCAAAACACTTTGCAGGAGAATCAGTTGTGGCATTTACATTGTTGTGACTATAACGAGCCAGTCTATGAAGTAGCAAAGCAAATCAACCTTGATGACATTCAAGACGAAAGCTACAGAGCCTATTTTCAAGAAGTAAAGGCTAAAGGTGATAAATATTATTCGGAGGTAGAAGAGAATGAAAAATAAAATTAAATTAGTATTAACAACTATTGGAGCAATTGGAATATTAGCTGGATGTTCTGATCAAGCTGATGTTGTTCGACATAACTTATCGGAAGAGGCAGATAACTTCAACGTAGTACGAAAGGTAACAGTCTTGAATGCAATCACAAATGATGTGATGTTCGAGATGAGCGGGCGGATGTCGATTGTAGCAGACACGACAGATAATCAACTGGAAATTTTGGTCGAAACTGCCGATGAGGAATATCAAAAACATATCATCGGACTATCTGATAACGTGTCTTATGTAGTCCAGGATGTAAAAACAAAGGATGTGTCGAATTACGACTACACTATCAACTTCAATCCGAAGATGTGGTTGCCGCTGGAAGTTAAGACCGTGGATTAGAAGGAACTATGATTTTACTTGAAATTATTAAATTTTTAGCACGTCAGTGGGTTGAAGTTATTACCCAGGGGGATGTGATTACAAATCAAGAGTAACACAAAAAAGGCCAGCGATTGCTGCCCTCATCTATGCCAATTTTCAACTACATTATACCATAGAAATGGAGGAAAGCAATGAAAAGTGTTGAGCCGATACGTGATAAAGACGACATTGAGCGGATGAAGGATTTTATGGAAAGTTGGAATCAAAGGAATTTTCTGCTCTTTGTCTTTGGTTTAAATTCTGGATTGAGAATTAGTGATTTATTAAAGTTAAAGGTCCGGGATGTGTTAGATTCACATGTCGTTATAAAGGAACAAAAGACTGGTAAACAGAGGAAATTTATTATTAACAATTATTTAAGAAGACAAATTGACAAATATATCAAAGCTAAAGGTTTAAAACCGTATGACTATCTTTTTGAAAGTAACAAGAGAGATAGTAACGGTAAGAAAAGGCCAATTGGCAGGGAACAAGCTTGGAAAATACTTAATAAATGCGCAAAGGCTTGTGGTTTAAAAAGGATTGGTACTCACTCGTTAAGAAAGACTTTTGGTTATCATATGTATAAGAAAGACCATAATGTAGCGCTATTGATGGAAATATTTAATCATGCATCACCAGATATCACATTACGATATATTTGTATTACCCAGGATGAAACAGATGAGGCAATGTTTGGATTTAGCATTTAATTTTTTTTAAAAAAGTTATAAAAAGAAACATATCGAAAAAATGTTGCATCGCATTTTGACAAAATAACGTTGAAGCCTTGCAGAATATAGCGATTGGGCCTATTTATCAAAAGGAAACAGAATATAAGATATGTTGCTTTTTTTGGGGGGAAAAGTAGAAGTGGAGGAATAGAAAAGAAAGTGGATAAAATATGTCTAGATGGAGATGTGTATGAGCCGCATACAGTTAAACTTACGATGAATGACGATAAGAATACTGCTTATTTTAATTATTCCGAAGATCATTTTTGGGAATTTATTGAATCTTGTATAGTGGCCTATAAATTAGTATTTGGAAATCCGTCTAAAAACAGCGGACAACAACTGACTGCTGAAGACTCTCAAAAAATGAGTCACATAATTGCAAAGAATCTTGAAGAAACTGCAAAAGAGATAAAATTACATCAAGAATTTCAAAAAAGGTTTAATATCCCAACTCGCAGTTTTGATGATATTAAGGCAGAGCACCCTTTACTGTCGAAAAAAACAAAATTTCTAGGAGGGCTTGATGAACATTGAACAAAGACTAAAGAAGCTGAAGCGTTTTGAGATACTTGTACGCTCCAAACAACGTGAGCGAAATGAGCTCGGCAGCATGATTTCGCAATTTTGCGATGAGATGACCGAAAAGGCAAAGAATCGTTGCAGAGCTATTGACGACGAAATTAGCTGGCTATACGACGAGCGGGAGCAATTAGTCCATGATATTGAGCATTTGGATGATCCCGTTGAGTCAATTGTGTTACGACTGTACTATGTAGATAATAAACCTTGGAACGTGATTGCATACGACATGAACTGTAGTATCAGAACATTGCAGAACATTAAGCGATCGGCAATCCGGAATCTTAGTAAAAAAATAAACCAAGTCGAATGACTTGGTTTTATAATACTCAGTTAATTTCTAAGAAATGATGAACACTGTCAAAATTCGAATAATCCGCAAGTTCCCAGGCTGTACAATAGATGATGTCTTCAGTTAATTCGTCGACTTCTTTTCTAAGCATAATCTCGGCTAACCATGTATAGATAAATGCGTTGCCAACATGTCCCTTGCTATATGCTTTGAGGGCAGAAGATAGACCGATAAAATCGCCTTCATCTTCAAATTCTATAGCATCTTTGATGTCAAAATTTTCAATAGTTGCAATAAGCGCATCTGTAGCACTTGCGAATGTTTTGTTAAATAATGTTACTGTCATGATATTTTCCTCCAAGGCTTTTGCCCTATTTATTTTTTAAATGACTAGCAAGCCCTTGCAAGCCTGCCGACAGTTTTAACTGTATAGCCTTATTGATTTTTGAGATGTGCTAATGGCACTTGGATGTATTTGTAGACCAGATGGCTTGCTAACGTTTCTTGGTATGTGCTACCATCTTCAAAAGTGGTAGTAACTGGGATTTGACTGATGCCGAGTAGTGTGATAATGATGATTGTGATTGTGATTGCTTTTTTCATTTTGTTGCCTCTTTCTACAAAATAATTGCTTGTGCTAACTTGCGGTTTACATGTCCGACTTTTTGCCAAATATCGCCAACAACAAAGCCATTACAGTCTCGTTTGATATCGCTGTAAGATACCTTGACAAATATTTCAGTCTCATTTGTTTCTTGATTCCACGCAATGCGATAGCCTTGCGAGATTAATTCTTTGATTAATTTATTGTTTGCTTTAATGTTTTCTAGATTTGTCATGATATTTCCCTCTTTTTGTTTTTTGATAAATTGAGCCGCCGTTTAGACGGCTCTGGATTAATGTGCTTCAAGTGTTGCCAAGCCGTAAGCAATGTCATAAGCGCTTGCCACTGTGTTACCCTTTCGAAAAGCGTCAGGATTTTCTGGGCTTCTGACAGTCCACTCGCCATGACTGTTATATTTACCACAATTTGAGTAAAAAGTTGCCACAAAAATATATTCACCGTTTTCAATACGAACTTCTTTGCCTGTTTTGATTTCTTCGAATAACTTGCTAGCTTCATCCATTTTTGAGTTGACTAATTCGCTAAATGCATCATAATCATACTCAACATTATAAGGGGAGATGCCTAGCTCTTTCTTGAGTAATTGAGCTACTTCGTAGCAGCAGATTGTGACATCTTTGATAGTGATGTAGCCGTCTCTTGCGGAGATTTTTTGAGTTTTATATCCGTTGTTTTTCAAGACTTGTTTGATTTCTTTAGCTGTGTATTTCATGGTATATACCTTCTTTCTATGTTAGTGTTGGCTTCTGTAAGGGTTGTTCATTTCATCTTCTGCTTGTTTATACATTCCTTCCGCAAAACGGTCTGCAATTCGGCATGATGCGCTGGAATAGCTGTTTAAAGTGATGCAATATTCTGAACCGTCTTTCATGTAGCATTGAGTTTTTTTATTTTTTAAAATAGTTCCTTTGTCGTATCCGTTTAACTTTTCGATTGTTATAGTTTTGGCTGTTACTTTGATGACTTTATAAAAATCGTAGTTAGTTTGGTCATATCCCCATGTTGAGCAAAGCACATCACCAACTAGCGCGCCGTGTTGATTGATACTTGTTTCAACTTTGATTTTTGTTTTTGCTGGTTTCAAGCTCGCTTGGCGCTTAGCGTTAAAGGCTTTAATACGTTCGTTCATTGCGATTAATTCGGGTGTTAAGTTTGTCATGATATATACCTTCTTTCTTTTTTTGAGGTACTAAAAAAGTACCTGATGGGGTTTACTAATCAGGTACTTCATGATATACTATGTATACCTTGCTAGTACCTTGGTATTAGTATGGGCTTTCAGCTCTTAACGTGTCAGGTCGCCAAACTAGTCACGTTAGGGGCTTTTTTTATTTCTTTATGGTTTGAGTATAACATAGTTCGTGCACCATGTCAAGAAAAAAGATAAATTTTTTTAAAAATTTTCTCTTCTCTCTTTTATAAGTATTTCCAATTCATCTAAATCCTCGGGTTTAGCGTGTTTTCTGATAAAACTTCGGGCAGTTCCGCGAGAAGATAAATAAGTACGATGTTTTCTATTATCTTCATCGCTCAGCCATCTTTTTGTCGCTTCACGCTGTTGGGCTTGCGTTGCGTATCCCTTCCGCTTTTTTTCTTGCATTTTGGTACCTCCTTTGCTATAATAAATTCAAGGGAAAGGGCTGAGGCTTTGAGCCATCGCCCTAGAAGATTAGAAGATGAGTTTGATAAGTTCTAGAACTGTTTTAATCATTCCAGCGACGGCTATCGCTAGCTTGATAAGTTCTGACTTGTCAAGCTCTTTTCTTCTATGCTTGTCTTTTCGACTTTGCATTTCTTCTACCCCCTTTCTACCCTTGATTAGCAGGGGGATTTCGAAAGTCTGTCACCCTTTCGATGTTTCAAGTGTAACATAGTGCATGCACTATGTCAAGTGTTTTTATAAAAAAATTTAAAAAATTTTTTCGAACCACTCAGAAACCGCATAAAATCAATATTTTAGCCCGATAAATTTTTTTTGAAAATATCAAACTTTTGCGCAAATTTACCAAATTTGCGCTTTTTTTGCGTTCTAATAGTAGCAAGATGAAATCAAATCCATTTTATAAAACATACAAATGGCAACAGAAAAGACTTGAAGCACTAAAACGAGACAAGTATAGATGTGTCTGGTGCTACGAAGCTGGCAAACTGACAACAAGACGCTTAGAGGTTGACCATATAGAAGAATTGGAAAAGAATCCAGATAAAGCGCTAGACCTGACAAACCTTAGAACCTTGTGTAAAGACTGTCATAATAAGCGCCACAATCGATTCAAATCAAGTAAAAAGCAATGGAATGATGAGCAATTTGAATGGTAAATTGACATAGTTGTAAACGTTAATGCGAAACGTTCGGAAATTAAACGCACAAATACCCCCCGTCCGAAAAAAAGTGGCGATTTTACCCAACCCCCATGACCGGCGGCAAGTTTTCCGACCAAAAATCGGGGTATGCGTGCGTAATTAGGGGAGGGGGGTAAATAACGAAAAAGGAGTTGACTAATGAAAATTGGCGAATTAAAAAATGAGCTTATGAGTCTCATAAATATGGATAGTCAAATTGAAGTTGAAAAGGTTGAGCGCTATCTGAATTTGGTCAAAATTTACAAAGAATTAGACAAGACTTTGAAAAAAGATGGCTACATGATTGTAGTGAAAAATGGAGCTCAAAGTTTTCTAAAAGCAAACTCTGCTATTGGGGAAAAAGTCAAGATTAATCAGGCTTTGATAAAGCTCGGTGAGTTTTTTGACAAGAAGCAAGAGGAACGAGATGCGGCCTCAAAAAATACAAATTTTGCTGATCCGAATGAGTTCTTGTAGGCGGTGATGGCATGTGATTAAGTATGTGCGAGATTACATAGATGAATATGAGTCAGGAACGATTTTATTCAATCAAGAACGCGTCGATTTAGTTGCTTATATTTATCGTGAAATCGTTCCGAGGTTAGACAAAAAAGAGGTTTATTTTGATGAAAAAATGATAGAAAATTGTATCAAATTCATCGAAAAATGGTTCTTTAAGCTCGAAAATTTTCAAAAATTTATCATTTCTTTTGTATTTTTAAGGTACTCAGCCAATGATAGGAATGTTTATAAAACTATCTTGATTATGATGGGGCGTGGTGGTGGTAAGAATGGTCTGGTTTCAGGGATTATTGCTTTTCTGCTCAGCCCTTTTCATGGGATAAAAAATTATAATGTTTCTCTGGTTGCGAACTCGGAAGACCAGGCGAAGACGAGTTTCGAAGAGATTTACAATACTATTGAGTCAAATCCTAAGTTAAAAGAAATATATTACAATACAAAGTCTGAAATCAAGTCTCTTCATACCAATAGTGTCATGCGGTTCCGTACTTCGAATGGTAATACCAAAGATGGTTTGCGTGATGGTATGGTGGTGTTTGATGAGATTCATCAATATGAGTCCAATAAGGATGTTCGTGTTCACAAGTCTGGTCTTGGTAAGGTTAAAAATTCTCGTGAGTTCTACATTGGTACGGATGGGTATGTTCGTGAGGGGTTCATCGATAGCATGAAGGAGAAGGCGAAGAAGGTTCTGAGCGGTGAGGCTCGCTGGAACTCGATGTTTGTCTTTATTTGTAAGATTGATGAAGAGAAAGAGGTGGATGATAAGGAGAAGTGGCAAAAGGCTAATCCTATGTTCCATCGTCCGATGAGCGAGTATGCTGAAGAGCTGTTTGATGTGGTCTGTGAGCAGTATGATGAGATGATTGAGGATCCGTCAAACCGTGAGGAGTTCATGACGAAGAGGATGGATTTTCCTGTCATGGATACTGAGCGTAGTGTGGCGACTCATGAGGAATTGGTGGCGACTAAGCGTGATTTCCCTGATTTGAGGGATGAAATTTGTATTGGTGGCTTGGACTATGCTGCTGTTCGTGACTTTGCTGCTGTCGGGTTGTTGTTCAAGGTCGGTGATGACTATGTGTGGTTGTGTCATTCGTTTGTTCGGAAGGAGTTTGTTGATACTTACTATGGGTATTCTCGTCCGAAAGATTCTGTTAATGGGAAGCGTCAGTTTGCTCCGATTAAGAAATGGGAAGATGAGGGTTTGTTAACGGTTATTGATGAACCGACTATTAATCCTAGGTATGTGGTTGATTGGTTCGTGCGGATGAGGGATGAATATGGCTATGACTTGCAACGGATTGTGGCTGATAACTATAAAATGGATCTTCTGAAGCCTTTCTTTGAGAAAGAGGGGTTTGAGGTTCAGTTTAAGGGGGAATTTGAAGCTCCAGCTGGTTATCAGGTCGAAGTTTTACGGAATCCGAAGGCTAGTGATAGTTTGGTTGCTCCTAAAATTGAGACGGCTTTTGCTCGGCATAATGTTATCTTTGGTAAGAATGACATGATGCGGTGGTATACGAATAATGTACTTAGGAAGTTAAAGCCAGATGGTAATGTTGTCTATGATAAGAAGGAGGATACGAGGCGTAAGACGGATGGTTTTAAGGCGTTTCAGTATGCTATGTGGCGTTCTGGCCAGCTTGATATTGAGGTTGATTTGGAATTTTATGATGACGTAATGGAGTGGTATTGAGATGGATTGACTTATGTGTGGAATTTTTTTAATAGCGGAAAGCGAGGAATCTTATGAATAAACGCATGAAGAAGAAATACAAGCCTATCAAAGAGTTATGGGATTGTTTGGAATGGTTCGGCTTTAGGTTGAATAGGCATAGTGCTAGGTTGGACGGCATTGATAATCGTTTGGATAATCTGGAAGGTATTCATTCAGTCAACGTACAGGCAATCAACCAGAAGTTCAAGGAATACGATAAACAGATTGAAAGTCTGGAACGTGAAATCAAGCGTCTTAAAAAGCCGTTTTGGAAACGTTGAGGAGGGGATCCGACATCTTGACTGGTAGGAAAGACTACTTAAAACCGTGTCAATGTGGCACGGTTATTTTTTTTGCTTTTTTTAAAAGTTTTGCGCATTTTTACCATTTTTGCACTTTTTGTTTGAGAAGATATAGGCGTTTAAGGGTGCCAGGAAGAGATATTTGTTATTTTTGCGTCAATATTTTTTGATGAACACTTTCTTTTTTAATCGAACCTGGTATCGATTCTGTTAGGGCTTAGCCTAGATAATCCGTGGCGACACGGGAAAGCTTTGATTCGGTTGTGTCAATCTTAGCGCCAGCAATGGTCATTCTAAGCAATCCAATCCTTATGGTATCAGTTTGGTATCAGTGTATGAAGTCAAAGCGTTTTGCTAGAGCCAATCGGTGAGGTGCTACGTCGGTAGTGCGTGAGACGAATGCATAGGAGGAAGGAGCTACTTTAGTTCGAGGGTCGCGCCGAGAGCGGGTGGTATGTCAATGGTTTGTGGGTTGACTACCCATGAGGTGTTGATGAGTCTGAGTGCTGCTAACACGAGGATAATGGTAGGCGTTGCGCATTTTGTTCTCCAAAAGAGGATGAAACGCATGGCAATGCACGTCTACGATACGACTAGGGAAATATGTGTGTGTTATATGATTCAACAAAAACATTATTTAAAAGCAAAAGTCATTGCCCGTCACAAATGGAAAGTGTACTTCGGTAGCTAGGCTACCCACTCAAATCTCGCAAGGATGAGAGTGAAGTCGAAGAGTAAAGCAGCTTAGACCTTTAGCGGGGTTTTCGTTAATTGAAAAACGGCTTAGTAGTTTGTGACGTAAGGGGTGGTTGGTCTAACCAACCGTGCATGATTGGTACTGGGAGGGATTTCAGTGGATAAGCAACTAAACAATAAGGTTGTGAAAGACAATCGTTTAGACGTGTAATCTCAGCGTTTTCTTGGGGGAACATAGCTCAGTTGGTAGAGCAACGGATTGAAGCTCCGTGTGTCGCAAGTTCGATTCCTGCTGTTCCCGTTTTTAGGCCTTTGGTGTAGTGGTAACATGGCAAGTTCCAACCTTGTTGTCGTGGGTTCGATTCCTACAAGGTCTGTAAATTTGTGGTGCTGAGAGGAGCATTGTGAGACTTTCTAAGTCTTTTTAATGACTATCATTGCACGAAAGTTCGCTAGAACGGAGGTATCTGTGGGACTATTAGATGTTTTTACATTCAAAAAATCTGCATCTTTTGATGAGTCTTTAGGTGACGATGGAGAGATAAAGGAAATTAGTCAGAATATCGCATTGAAATCTGCGGCTCTTTCAAAAGTCGCTAACTATGTTGGCAGGAGCCTTTCTAAAGCGAAGTTTGTACTGAAAGGTGTAGATACAAGTAATTATTCTGATTGGCTTTATTTGTTGAATGTCTGCCCTAATCCAAATCAATCTGCTTCAGAATTTCTTTCTGAGATTGGGAAAAAATTAATCAAGGATGGCGAGGTATTACTGGTAGTTATCGATGGAAAACTTTATGTTGCTGAATCATATTCGACCGAAGAATCCAGTTTGAAAGGGAATCGCTATCGTGTTAGTACGATTCAAGGGATGACAGTTGATGAGGTTTTTGAACACGATAAGGTTATTTTTATCGAGAATGAAAATGAATCTTTAGCTAATTTTACTGAACAATTATGGACAGATTATGGTGAATTGCTTGGTCGGTTGATTAATCGTCAGAAGACTGCTAATCAGATTCGCTTTACTCTAGGTCTTCCAAAAGATCAGGTTAGAGAAAAAGCCCAGGAGTTTGCTGACGGTAAGGGAAAACAAAATGTACAGCAAAAATTCTTCCAACGTGTTGTTGAGAGGATTAAAAAAGATTCTGTAGTTGCGATTCCTTTAAATAAAGATGGTGCGTATAACGAGTATTCGAATCGCTATTCCTCTAAAGCTTCTTTTGTTGATGATATCAAACAGGTTAAGAACCAGTACATTGATGATGTTTGTGAAATGGTAGGCATCCCGCCTGCTCTAATTCACGGAGAATTAGCTGATAATCAGAAAAATCATGAACAGATGATAGAGGTGGTTATTGAACCAATCATTAGAAAGCTGATTGATGGTTTGCAGGTTGCTATATTCTCTGAGGAGCAATATGCCGAGGGAAGCTATATCAAGGCTACTGGTCTTCTTCGTCGTGATTTGTTTGATATTGCTGCAAGTGGGGATAAATTAATCGCCGCTGGTTTAGCTATGGCAGATGAGATTCGGGAGGAAATTGGTCTTGGTCCGCTCCCTAACGGATTGGGGCAACGTCTCTATATAACGAAGAATTATCTGGAACTTAGGGAGGAAGGAGGTACTAAGGATGACGATAGTGCAAATCAAGGGACCAATCATTCCGAACAATCATAAGGACTTTTATGATGAATGGGGTATGGAATCAACTGCACCTAAAGATATAGTTTTGCCGGACAATGGCGAAGATATTGAGATTCATATTAATTCTGGTGGTGGGTCTGTTTTTGCTGGTAGTGAGATTTTCACTGCTTTGAAATCTTATTCGGGGAAAAAGGTTGTCAAGATTGTGGGGCTTGCTGCTAGTGCGGCTTCTGTTATTGCGATGGCTGGTGATGTGATTGAGATGAGTCCTACTGCTCAGATGATGATTCACAATGTTTCTTCTTTTGCAAGTGGAGATCATACCGCATTGCGTAAAGAGGCTGATGTCATTGAAGCGATGAATCAATCCATCGCTAATGCATATATTATCAAATCTGGTAAATCTATGGATGAACTTCTAGATTTAATGGGTGATACTACTTGGTTCACTGCTCAGAAGGCTGTCAGTTTTGGTTTGGCTGATTCGGTGATGTTTCAGGATGAATTACCTGAATTAGTAGCTTCAGAATCAACATATATTCCAGAAGGTGTTGTAAATAGTTTTTATTCGATGAAGAAGCTATGCGAGTCACAAGACAAGCTTATCAATACTGTATTGGAACGTCTGGATAAGGTTGAGGCAGAAAACAAGGAGCGTAAGGAACAGCCTGTGGCTCATGCTGAAATCGTAGTTGATGCCGATCAGATTGAAGAAGCTGTTAAGAAAGTCATTGGAGCAGTAAAAGAAAAAGAGGCGGTTTCGCCTTTTGCAAAATTTGTTTTATAGGAGTAAAAAATATGGTTATTGATTTAAAGGCAGTACCTAAGTATCGTGCTGCGGTTGGTAAATTAAGCGCTGAAATTTCTAATGGTGCAAGTCAGGAACGCCAAGAGGAACTTTTTAATGAGGCGTTCAATATTTTAGGTACTGAAATTAATGAAATGGCATCTGATAAGTTGGAAAAATTATTTAATTTCCGAGATGCCAATCGTACACTTTCAACGGCTGAGCTTAAGTTTTTCAATGAGGTTGTGAATCCAGAGGACCCAGCAGGTGTGAAAACAGAAAAGATCATTCCAGAAGAGATGATGATTCAAGTTTTTGATGAATTGAAAGAAGAACATGAACTTCTTTCTGTGATTAATTTCAAGACAACTGGTATCAATGCTAAAGCGTTGATTTCTGAAACAGATGGTGTTGCGGTTTGGGGAGAAATCTATAGCGAAATCAAAGGTCAGCTGAAACAAAAATTTGATGAAGTTGACTTTGGTATGAACAAATTAACGGCATTTGTTGTTCTTCCTAAAGATGCACTCAAATTCAGCTATAGCTGGTTGAAGCAATTTGTTATCGAACAAATTAAAGAGACGATGGCTGTAGCATTGGAGTTGGCGATTGTCAAGGGTGTTGGTCTTATTAAGAAAATCGGTGAAGGTGATGAGGTTGTAAAAGAAAAAGTCATTACTTATCCGACAGATAAGGATGCAATCGCTGATCTTTCTACAATCAACCCGGAAAATGCTCCTAAAATCTTGGCACCAGTCATGAAGTACTTATCAAAAAATGATAAGGATCGTCGCAAAAAAATTCGTGGGAAAGTTCGTATCTTGGTCAGCCCAGACGATCATTGGGATTTAGAGGCACGCTTCACGAAGTTGACAGATGGAGGTGCTTATGTAACAACAGTGCCTTACGGTATTAAATTTATCGAAACATTGGCATTAGAAAACGGTAAGGCGATTGCGTTTGTGACGGACCGATATGATGCATTGATGGCCACCAATGGTTCACTTACTATTGAGGAGTTTGACCAGACTTTTGCTCTTGAAGATTGGATGCTTTACACAGCCAAAGGTTACTACTACGGAAAAGCTAAAGATAATCATGCCTCTGCTGTGTTGACAGTCACAGGGGGGTAATTCCTGATGAAATCAGTAAAAATCAGGGTTATTAAGCCTTTTGGAGATTGGGAAGCTAACACAATTCGTCAAGTGGGGGATGTGTTTGAGGTGTCAAAGGAGCGGTTTGCTTCTTTGTCATCTCGGGTTCCTCCGGATTTTTATGAGGTAGTTAAGTCTTCAAAAACGAAGGATAAGGAGGAGTAGTGATGAAAAAAGCTGCTGAATATGCTGCTAGTAAACTTGAAAACTTTAAAGAGAGGATGCGAATCACTCATAAGAACGAAGATGACAAACTTACTAGAATGCTGACTTCCAGCGCTTTGGCTATTGCTACTTTGGTTGGAGCTAGTAGTTTTGACGATACGATAGAAGAACTAGTTTTTGAAAGGGCTATGTACCTATATCATGATTCGCTAGATGAATTTCAAAAGAATTATAGTGATGAAATTGAAATTCTATATCTTCGTAACATGATAATTGCAAATGAGGGAAGTGACTATGCTACGGAGTAGAAAATTTAAGCGTGAGACTACCCATAACGGCACGCTTAGAACCTTAGTTACGTTTAAACGGATGAAGGTTTCTGATGACTTCTATGAATCTAACGCAGAGACTGGAGAGAGTTTTTCTGCGTGGGGAGAAGTTCATGATGTCACTTTTCAAGATTTAGAGAGCTTGAAGGGGCGATTTTCTAAAAACGCCCTTGCTCTTGAATCTATCAAGTCTAAAGCAATAAAAGCCTATGCGACAGTTAAAATTAGAGACCCATTGGAGGATTTTCAGCCTAAAAATTCGGACAAAGTTGTTATTCACGATGAACGTTTTAGCGGCAAGGAATGGGATGTCATCGATGTCCAACCAGACCTCTACAACCGTATGTATTTGGTGATATTTTTGGTGGGTAGTTGATATGAGTGATTATCAATTAACTGGTATAGAACAGATTCTAAATGCGTTAGAAGCTCGTTTGGGCGAGGCGAATATGAGGCGTGTGACGAGTAAGGCGTTGCGTACGATTGCTAAGGACCATGTAGCTCCTGAAGTTGAGGCTATGGCTAGGTCTTTTGTTGATAAGGGAAATACTGTTCGCCAGATTGTCGTTGGGAATGTGTCTTTTGCTGATTATAACATCCCGAAAATTAAGGTTGGTTGGAAGCGTTCGGACCCTGGGGATAGTCCTCGGTGGAATATTGAACACTTGAACGAGATGGGGTTTACCAGGAATGGTAAATTCTATCGCCCTAGGGGATTCGGTAAGTTGCAAGGGGTCATCGATGAATTTGGGGAGCAATTTCCTAGGTTAGCTAGAGAGGAGTTAAAGGAGTTGGTTGAATGAGCGATATGATGAAACGCATCGGAGATTTGTTAAAACAACAACCTGAATTGGTTGATGTTGCTGTCAAACCATACTATCGTCCAGAATCTCTAGATGCAAACGAACCAAGTCTAGCCATTGTTCCAATGGCTCCTCCAAAACAAGCTAGTTTTGGGAGTGACAGAGCTCTTCAGAAAGAGTTGACCTATCAGATGAATATTGAGGCGAGTAGTAAATCAAAGGTAACAGAGATAGCTTTAGCTGTCGAAAGGGTCTTAAATGAACTAGGGTTTGTTCAATTAAATGGTGGTCTTGATGAGTATTTTATCGAGACAAAAAGGTATGTTGATGCAAGGCGTTATCGAGGACGATCGCCCTTGTACGATATTGATTATTAGAAGGAGAAGAAGTATATGACAATGATTGGTTTTGAATCAATTGAGATTCGGGTACTAGATGAAGGGGAACCTGTCAAAGATACGAATGTTTTTGTGCTAGATGGGACCCAAGATAAAGGTGCGACGAAGAAGGCTGATATTACTGGATTGACCAGTGAGATTTTCAAAACATTTGGTTCTAATTTGGTGTATCACACTAATGCAAAGGGTGTAGGAGATATTTCTGTGGGGCTTGAATTGGTAGATATTCCATTCAAGGTGCAGAACGAGATTCTTGGTCGTAAAAAGGTTGATGGTCTGACATCAATTGGTGTGGATACAGAGGCGCCACTATGCTCGTTGGTTATTTGGTCACATGATGGGAAGGGACAAAAAATTGGCATCGGTTTCTACAAAGGTCGTTTCTCTATGGAGGCTATTGGTGTGGAAACTAAGGAAAAAGATAATAAAGAGTTGCCTACAGAGAAATTGACCTTCGTGCCTATGGCCAGTGATGATAGCAAAACAAAAGGGACCTATGTGTCATTCGCTACAACTGACGAAGAAGTTACTAAGCTACGTCAAAACCTTAAAATCGCTGCTTAATTTCAGGGGGCGGGGAATCCCCGTCTCCTATTTTTATTGAAAGGAAAACAATATGGCAAAACTTGAATTAACATTACATGGCGAGAACGGCTATGAAAAAGTGATTAGGGAGAACTATGTTTCTGGCCAGAAGTTGCTGGATTATCTGAAAATGCTTGAAGAATTCGAGAAGAAATCTGGCAAGATGACTGCTTATGATTTTATCACTAGGAAAGTGGAATTTTTAGCTAGTTTGTTCACTGCAGAAGTGGTTAGTCCTGAGGATATTCTGAAAGGTGTTCCGTCTTGGGATTTGGTTCGGACTGTTGACGATTTGCTGGATAAGGCGATGGGAGCAAAGGGTGATGACCCAAAGCTAGAAAGCTCTCTCTCAAAGAAACTAGAGACAGATACCTAACGTTTGTTAGAGACTTGGTAGCTAGTCAGTCGGGCTTTTCTCTAAGCGATGTTTTGGAGGCTGATTTTGAAACTCTTTTGTCTATTTTATCAGCCAAGACGGAAGAAAAAGAAGAAGTCATGAGCATGGAAATGTTTATGAATCAATGTTCGATCAAATAGGAGGACAGAATGGCGGGTAATGGTACTCCATTAGGACAAATGGTCATTGAGTTGAATCTGGACGCTACGAAAATGGGCGACTCTATGACTCGTGTAAAAAATCAGCTCAAGAATTTTGAAAAGCAAGTGAGGGCTCAAAAAGGTCTTTCTGATTATTACAAAACGGGGAGTGATGCTGCAAAGGCTTTCGAAAAGCAAAAAGAGGCATTGACCAAATCTATTGAAGCACAAAGGCAAGTGCTATCAGACTTAAATAAAAAGTATCAGAAAGAATCTAAATCAAACGGCGAGATGTCGAAAGAGGCCCAAAAGCTAGCAGGGCGTATAGAAGACGGAAACACGAAGTTAGCCAGGTATGCTATCCAGTTGAGAGAAGTGTCGAAAGAAGCCTATTTGGCAACTAGCAAACTCAATATTTTTGGAGATAAGCTTGCTGCTATTAGTAAGGGGGCTCAGAATTGGGAGAACGGGCTAAACACTGTTTCTCAGCGGACACAAGCGCTTTCTCTGGCTATTTTTGGGGGTATGACACTTTCTGCCAAGGCAGCTATGGATTTCGAATCTGCATTTGCTGGTGTGAAGAAGACGGTGGATGAGACTCAGGATTGGTCGTATGAGCGTTTATCCAATGAGATTAGGAAGATGAGTCAAGAACTTCCTGCTTCGGCTGTTGAAATATCGAAAGTGGCGGAAGCTGCAGGGCAGTTAGGGATTAAGACTGAGGATATTATCAGCTTTACTCGTGTCATGATAGATATGGGTGAGTCTACGAATATGTCTGCTGAAGAGGCGGCGGTCGCTCTAGCAAAATTTAAAAATATCACTGGTATGCCGACCGAGGATTTCAAGAAGCTGGGAAATGTGATTGTTCAGCTTGGTAACAATATGGCTACGACTGAGCAGGATATTGTTGATATGGGTCTTCGTTTGGCATCATCTGGTAAGCTGGCAGGTTTGACAGAGGCGCAGATCATGGCGTTGGCTGCTACTTTGTCTTCTGTTGGTATGGAGGCTGAGGCTGGTGGTTCTGCTATGAGTCGTGTCATGCAGAAAATGAATACGGCTGTCGCTGAGGGCGAGGAGGCTCTTGATAAATTTGCTGCTGTTGCTGGAATGTCTGCCGAGGAGTTTGCCGCTAAGTGGAAGGCTGAACCTCAAAATGCAATTGTGGATTTCTTAAATGGTCTTCGTCGCATCAAAGAAGAAGGTGGAGATGTTACGCAAACCTTGAAGAATATGAAGATTAGCAATATCCGTGATATTGATAGTTTGCAACGTCTTGCTGGTGCTGGGGAACTGCTCGCTAAAACTCTTGGTATGGCAAATAAAGAGTGGGCAAGCGGGAACGCTTTACAAACGGAGGCACAGAAACGTTACGAGACAACCGAGAGTAAATTGAAGATGGCTCGTAATAAGTTGAACGATATTGCCATTACCTTGGGTGGTCCTTTGTTGGATGCGTTTCTGGATGTTTTAGATGCTTCTGAACCGTTGATTGATGATGTTGCAAGCTTGGCAAAAGGATTCGCCGAACTGGATAAGGGAACTCAGCGTAATATCATCAACATGGCTTTGATGGTTGGCGCAATTTCGCCGGTTTCAAAAATTTTAGGTACTACTTTTGGAACTATAGGAGATTTGACTGGAGGTATTGCAAATCTAAGTAAGTGGTTGGCTAATATTGGTGCTGAAAGGGCTGGTAAAAAAGCTATTGAAGCAATTGGAGCAACTGCTGGAGCCTCTGCCTCTAGTGTTGGTGGTCTATCAAGTGCCGTTAGCTTGCTTGGAAATCCAATAACGTGGGGAGTTATTCTCGGAGGTGCTGCACTTGTTGGACTAACCTACCTTACTGCAGAATTAGGAAAGGCATATCAACGGACACAGGAATGGGGAACTGAGGTTGATAAGGTTCAGGCGGAACAATTGTCTGAGTTTAAGGATAAGGTTGATGAGTCTACGAGAGCGATTAGTCTTTTTGGCGAAAATGGCAAGAAGGATGTTGAGGGTGTCAAGCAGGCTTTTCAGGATTTGGTTGATGAAATCAATGGTTTGACGGATGAAAAGTTAGCGAAGGACCTTGAAATCGCTGAGAAACTTGGGCTGAGTGATGAGGTTGTTGCCTCGTTGAAAAAGAATGCAGAAGATACAAAAGTTTACACGCAACGGTTGAGCGATGAAGTGCTGGCTATCTATCAGCGTCATAAAGAGAATCATACTCAGCTAACAGAAGAGGAGCAGCAACTTGTTCTGGAGAAGCAAACTGAGTTGATTAATAAGCAGTTGGAGTTGATGGAATTTTCGAGTGAGGAGCAGCTTGCTATCCAAAAAGCTATGAATGGGCAATTGGATGACTTAAATAAAACTCAGATTCAACAGGCAGTAAACACCACTAAAAAATGGATGGATGATGAGAAGGCTGCTTATGAGGAGCGTCGTGCAAACCTAATTGATCTTCGAAATAAAATTAAGGGCGATTCGGAAGAAGAGGTAGCGGCTCGGGGGGAAATCAACCGGCAATTAGAAGTGATGGAGGCTGACCATTTTGCCACTTTGGAGGCTTATAGGAGTAAGTACCTTGTTTCTTTGAAGGCTCTGTACGATAGGGAAAAAGAGTCGATGAAAGGGAACGAGAGTGGTCTTGCTGCACTTGAACAAAGTTATAGGACTCTCCTTGATGCAATTGGGATTTCTTGGCAAGAGTTTGTGAATACATCAACTGCAAGCACCGCCAAGGTGGTAGGAGATTATCAGTATCTTGGTCAGACGATTGAGGGGATGAGTCAAGAAGCGATTGATGCGAACTCTCGTTGGAGAGGGCTCATTTGGGATGAGAAGCAAGCAAATTTGAAATCCAATGTTGAGGAAGAGTTGGTCAAGGCGACTCAATCGGAAGTTGGGTGGAATAATCTGCAATTTATCTTAAAGCATGCCACTATCAATAGCAATGCTCGGGAGATGATTGTGGAGGCTATTGAGAAGACTGGCATATGGAATGCTTTAACTGTCAATGAGAAGGATTTAATCATCAACGGGAATCAGGCGATGATTGAGATTGCGACGAGTCAGGATTTGCTCAATCAGTGGAATGCTTTGACTCCAGCTCAGAAGCAGTTGTTGGCTGAGAACTTGACAGCAAATCCTGTCATTGATGCTCAGTGGGCCATTAATAATGTAAAACAAGATAAGCCGGTTGAAATCAAAGCTAGTGACCTGACTGGTGGTATTGTGAAGCAAGCTACACAAAGTATTAACTCTGTTCCAAATAGAGAGTTAACAATTAAGGCTTGGGATAATGCTTCTGGAGTAGCAGCTTCTATAAAGAGTCAAATAGATGCTATTCCAAACGAAAAGATTATCTATATAAAAGCTTCGCAAAGAGGGCTCGCTTCGGCTGCTGGAATGTATGCGATTGGTACAAACTTCCACCCTGGTGGTTTGGCTTTGGTCAATGACCAGATTGGGTCTATGTATAAGGAGTTAATCACGCTTCCTAGTGGTGAGAGCTTTATTCCTAATGGTCGTAATGTTCTTTTGGACTTGCCTAGAGGGTCGAAGGTTTTGAAGGCTAGTAGTACAGAGCGACTGATGGGTCGTCTGGGGATTCCAAACTATGCGGAGGGCATTGGTTTCCCAGAAGATGCTAGTTTATTTAAAGGATTGGAGCGTTTTAATGCTTCGAATAATTCTGGCACAACCATCCATATTGATAATAGTAATGTTGTTGGTGTGCTTAGAGAAATTTTAACGTTCCTGACTATGGCTGATTTTACGATTAAACCTGCTGATGTTTATTTGGATAAGGCAAAGGTTGGTCAAATGGTTATGGAGTTTCAGGATGATAGGAATTGGATTGAAAGTGCGATGAGAGGAGTAAGGCGATGAGTATCGTAACAATGACATTTAATGAGCATGATTTTTCGGATTTGATTGTTATCCACGATATTCGTCGTGATATTGGAAATGAAACTTCATTGACTTTAACGGATGGACCAAAGATTGGAGCGATTGTTACTGATAAAACAATTAATCCAAAATATATTGAAGTGGATTTCTCTATATGGGCAGAGGATAGAAATACCTTGAAGCGTAAACTTGCAAAGTATTTTGAAACGGATTCAGAAGCGAAGTTATTGTTTTCTGATGAGCCAAATGTTTACTACTTGGCAAGAAAGACAGGGAAAATTCCCACTAGAGAGGGAAGGGGATATTGGTCGACTGGGACGGTGACATTTTTGATTCCTGATGGGGTCGCTCATTCGACAACGTATCGGCGATTTGATAATCCCACTGTAAAACCAGATCGTTTGGCATTCCGTTTAAAAAACGATGGAACTACGGATGCCTTTCCGATTATTACTGTAAAACACAATTCTGAGAATGGCTATCTTGCTGCAGTAAATGCTAAGGGTGCTACAGCTATTGGAAATAGAGAGGAAGCTGACACTGTATCTGTTAAGCAGTCTGAGATGCTACTGGACTTTAGAGATTCAAAAATTGGCAATGCTTTAACTTATGGCACTCCTAACATTGGAATCATGAATGACCAAAACGCAAATCCTGTATTCAGCGGCAATATTCGTAAGGTTAATGTTTGGGGGCGCGACCATCTTGAATTAAACGGTCGTGGTTTTAGTTCTCTTACCTGGGATATTCCAAACGATAGTGCTGGTGGCGTTGGGTCTCTCAATGATTACTTGTGGTGGAGACAAATTTTTTGGCTTGGTGCTACAAATCAGTACGGAGCTATGAAAATTACGGTATCGGATAGCAACGGTCAATTTTTATACGGTGTAGAAACATTTAAGAGAAGCAATGGGCTTGATTGTGAATATAATTTTATGGCTACCGATGGAAAAGGTGGTTACAACATGATTAAGCAATGGCGATTTACAGGCACTCATTGGGATTATCATAATCCTTTTAATGAACCTCGTGGCTGGTCTGATTTAAAGAGAAATGATGATAGGGTAACGGTCTATTGGTTTGGTACCTATAATGAGTTCTACATTCCTGAGATTAAAGGTAAAAAGTCTAAGAAAATCCATATTGCTTTCTCATCAATTGGGAACCATCCGATTGTATCACACATGTATCTGGATAGTTTCTACTACCGCAAGGATCATGTTAGCGTCGCTAAAGATATTCCAAATCGTTATCCAATTGGTTCTACGGTCGTTATTGATTGTGAGGATGACACTATAACTGTTGATGGCATGGATCGTTTTGGAGACCGCATTCAAGGGTCTTCGTGGTTGAAAATTCCGCCTGGAGAGAGTGAGTTAGAGATTTATTGTTCTAGCTGGATTAGGAATAAACCTACTGTGTCTATTCAATTTGAAGAGAGGTATCTATAATGCTTTTAACGATTCATGACATGAATTTACGCCAAGTCGCTTCAATTGATAACGATAAACAGGATGCCCTAAATTATATAAACGACAAGTGGAACAGGTATCTGGAAACGGGGTCGTCCACTTTTGAATTTACGGTATTTAAACGTTCACTGAAGAAAGATACTGGATCGAAGCATGCTTATCATTACCTTAACAATAAGGCTTTTGTCTCGTTTGAATATGAGGGTGAGGTTCAATTATTTAAGGTTCGAAAAATTGTAGAAAACGAGAAAACAATCACTTGTTCTTGTGTCAATCTTAACCTGGAGCTAATTAACGAATACGCCAATCCTTTCAAATCGGAGCAACCAAAAACGTTTAAAGAGTATTGCGAGGCAATGGATTTACTGAATTTCACTTTGTTGACTATTGGTGTGAACGAGATTTCAGATAAACGAATTAAAGCTGAGTGGACAGGTCAAGATACAAAATTGGCACGTTTATTGAGTTTGGCAAATAAATTTGGTGCAGAACTTGAATTTAAAACTTACCTTAATGATGATTCTTCTATCAAGTCGTTCGTGGTAAATATCTATCATGAAAATGATGATACACATCATGGTGTTGGGCGCCTCCATGCCAAACCATTGCGTTATGGAAAAGATTTTAAGAGTCTGATTCGAACGGTAGATAATACAAACATTTACAATGCCGTACGACCAACTGGAAAAGCTGAGAATGGCGATATTGTTACTATCGGTGGCATGGAGGCTTGGTCTGTAAATAACGAATATGGAGAGAGGGAATTTTATCAACAAGGGGAACTTCTTTACGCTCCGTTATCTATGCAAATGTTTCCTTCTGCATTCACAAGCGGTACCACGGCTGACCAATGGATTCGAAAAGATATTACTGTTGATAGTGCCGATAAGAAAGTTATTCGAGCTACAGCTTATCGTGAACTGAAAAAACATGCTTATCCAGACGTGTCGTATGAGGTAGAAGGCTTTATTGATCGAGGGATTGGCGACACGGTCTTTGTATATGATGATGGATTTGTACCGACGCTATTACTTCGAATGAGAGTGGTTGAGCAAGAGATTAGTTCCACTAATCCATCTAGCAATAGGACGAGGTTTGCTAATTTCAAGACGTTAGACAATTTGTTGCCTGATGATCTCCAAAAACGAATTGATGAATTATTTGAAGCGTCACAGCCCTACCTTATCAAACTGGCTACGAATAACGGGGTTGTTTTTAAGAATCAAGAAGGCGAGACCGTAATTACTCCAAGGCTTTACAAGGGTGGTCAGCCGTCTGTATCAAGTGTTGTTTGGAGTTGGACACTAGGGGACGTGACGACAACAGGGGTGAATTTTAGGGTTAGTGGTTATGACGTCAAGGAAACGTCCAACTTAGTAGTATCTGCCTACGTGGATAACGTGTTGGTGGCCAGCACAGAGGTGACTCTAACAAACTTAGCTGAGCCCATCCTCATGACCATCAAGACCAGCAACGGCAACTTGTTTAAAAACAATCTCATCAACACGGTACTTACTGCCACGTTGTGGCGAGGTGGAAAAGAGATTGATACAGATGGCAGTCAATTTAGCTACATTTGGACTAAGACGGACGCAGATGGCGTCGCAGATACTGCTTGGAATCAAGCACACACGTATTCGTCCAAATCTATAACTATCACGCAACAAGACGTATTTAGACGTGCTCAGTTTGAGTGCGCCGTTGAACCAATTTAAGGAAGGAATTACGATATATGGGAAAATTATTTCAAGCGGTCAAATTACCATCACAGACTTGTCAGATGCGCCCGTACTGAGCGCTTTTATCACGGCGACGCAGACAACAACGCAGGTGTTTGACCAGACAGCAAACAGCTACAATCCATCATATGCTAGCTCACCGCAAGTACTGACACTCAATCTTACTAAGGCTGGCCAGACAGCATCTATCATCAGCCAAGCTAGCAATGTTAGTTGGTACGAGTATAACGGCACTACTAAGACGCAAATCACAAGTGTAACAACTACTGATAACCAGTACCTGTCTGGTAGCAAAAACGAAAAATTGACCACGAAAGTAAATGTACCATCAGATAAGAGCGCTAAGCGTTACGAGGCGGTAGGTACGTGGACAGACCCTATCACTGGGTTAAAGGTTGATTTTAGGGCAAGTATTGACTTGTTAGCAGTACAGCTGGGCAAGCAATCATTGGTTTTAAATGTCTACACAGGCAAAGGCAATACGTTTTACAACAACCAACCAGCTAACTTGACCATCAACGCTGATTTGTACAAGGGTAATACCCTGTCAAGCGGTAGCAAGCAGATTAAATTCTTTTATGCGGACAGTTCAGTATCATCCACTAGCTCAACTGGTTATGACGCTGATGGCGGTATTGGGTGGCGTTTGTGTAACTCTACGACAACTGGTCAGACACCAAATGTCGAGCCGACAGTTAATACAACAGCGCAGGGCGTGTTGACAGTACTTGCAAGCGCCGTTCTCAATTCGCAGACTTACAAAGTTGTGTGTATCGATAAAGTCGGGGGGACGAGCGGTCAAAAAGCAACGGGTGTTGCAACGATTTTAGACTTTTCAGACCCGATTGTTGTGGTGGTTGAATCTACTGCTGGAAACACGTTTAAAAACTCATCTGGTAGTACGTCGTTAAAAGCACGGTTATATCGCAAAGGCGAGGAGTTAGACACAGCAGGGACTGGATACACCTACAAATGGTCTAAGCGTGATAAGAACGGTGTACTAGATGCTAATTTTGGCGGTACAGGTAATCAGTACAAGACAGGGAAAACAATATCTGTGTCAGCAAGCGAGATTGCAGATAAGGCAACGTATTTTTGTGAAGTATTCGAGTAAGGGGGTGGCGTATGATTCGTGCAGAAATTGAACTTGGTGGACAACTTGAAGTTGTGCTTATCGAAGCAGAAAGCAAGTCAAAAGCAATTGAAAAGATTTGGGATACATATGGGTACATGACCTACATCATTGGGCTAGAGGAGGTCTCAGATGGCACGATTGATAGCATCCAACCAGCTGACACTGACTAATGTTAATGATGGTCAAACTGCTGTAGTCCATTTTGCTTACTCAGACAATGCTGATGGTACCGGATTAACAACTGGTGACAATGGTCAACGGTACATCGGTCACTATTCGGACTATACCCAAGCTGATAGTACGGATAAGACCAAGTATCGCTGGGCGGATAGGTGGGCAAGATTGAAACTAGAAGACAACCTTCTGCTCAATAGCTCTTTTAACCAAAACTTGACCCAATGGCAAGGAACTGGGGTAACTATAGTTGGCGGTAAAGCGAGAATTACAGGAGAATTTAATAAAACTAAATATATTTACCAAAGTATCAAGTCTCAGACAGCTAATGACGATGTTAGTCAGGTATACATAGCATCAATCTCAGTTAAGGTCTCTAATTATGCGGCTGGTAGTATAAATCCATATCTTGCACTTTATATAAGTGGTATAAAGAACGACAGCGCAAAAACATGGTTTGGCGCAACATATTTGACACCCTCCCGCTTGGAAGCAGTCAACAATAAGGGAATTGTACAGTTTACCACTACTTTCAAAGTAAATGTGCCACGTAGCCAGATAGACCGTATTGAGTTTCATATATATGCAAGGGATTTTACTGGGGAAGTGGAATTTGAAAAAGTTTCACTCAGACGTGGAAATATTGATTTAGGCTGGCAAGCTTCTCCAGAAGACCTCCAAAACCAACTCGACACCAAAGCTGACCAAGTCCTAACTCAAGAACAGCTTAACGCTCTTAACGAGCGGGCGCAGATACTTGATGCAGAGCTTAAAGCAAAGGCATCTATGGATGCGCTTAGTGACCTCGAGAAAGCTTATCAATCATTTGTAAAATCAAATGCTGATAGCCGAGCAAAAGCAGAAGCGGATTTGGCAGAGGCAGGCAGACGGATTGAGTTGCTGGTTACGCAGTTTGGCGGCTTTAAAGAGCTGAAAACATTTATTGATACTTACATGTCAAGCTCTAACGAGGGTTTGATTATCGGTAAGAATGATGCAAGCTCAACCATTAAAGTGTCAAGCGATAGAATTTCTATGTTTTCGGCAGGGAAGGAAGTAATGTACATTAGCCAAGGTGTCATCCACATTGATAACGGTATCTTTACTGCATCAGTACAGATTGGAAAGTTTAGAACAGAACAATATCATCTCAATGCTGACATGAATGTCATACGGTATGTTGGGTAGAAAGGGGTAGATAATGGCAAAATTTAGTAATGCAAGTGGGTCTCTGTACTTAAATGTGTATATTGAGCCAGGCGCACAAAATATAGCTGCTAACACAACTGTTGTCAATTGGCGAATAACTGTAAGTCGTACAGGTGCTTACTTGACACGCAATGAGCAGGGAGATAGTACACTTAGCTTAGACATTAACGGTGGCAGAGTACACACCTCGAATCCTCGATGGAGAACATCTGGCGAAGAATTTCTGATGGCTAGTGGTTCGACAACTGTTGGACACAATGCTGACGGTACAAAGAGTTTTCCGTTTTCGGCAACGTTTAACCCCAATAACGGTTTGCATGGTGTTATCACTGTGTCGGGGAATATCGGTTTGGCAACTATCCCACGCTCTAGTTCGGTATCGGTAGGCATAGGAACTATTGGTAATGCACTTACTATCAATATCAACCGTCAAAGCTCTAGTTTTAAGCATACTGTTAGATATGCTTGGGGCAATAAACAAGGAACAATCGCAAGTAATGTAGATACGTCTACAACTTGGACTATTCCCCTTGATTTTGCTAACGACATCCCAGATTCGACAAGTGGGACTGGTACTATCTACGTTGATACCTACTCAGGTTCGACGAAAACAGGTACGCAGTCAACTGCCTTTACAGCAAGCGTTCCAGATAGTATCAAGCCCAGTTTGACTGGTTTCACGTTGGTAGACGGAAATACTGCAGCTAGGACGCTGATTCCAGGAGAACAACAGTTTGTACAAATCGTTTCGAATATCGCTGTACATTTCGGACAAGCAACAGGGGCATACGGCTCGACAATCACAAGTTATCATGCAGAGATAGTCGGCAAGAACCAGTCTACTAGTCAAAATGGTGGTAGCTTAGGAATTATGAACTATCATGGTCAGGTTACTATACGAGCAAGGGTAACAGACAGTCGTGGGCGGACAAGTAACACGATAGAGCGAACTGTGACAGTATTGGAATATTTTGCACCAGCTTTAAACTTTAGTGTGGAACGTTCAGGGGCAACCTCAAGCACATTCTCTATTCTCAGAAACGCTCGTATAGCTCCGCTGACGGTAGGTGGCAGTCAGCGAAACATAATGACTTTAACTTTTCGTGTAGCTCCAGCAGATAGCTATAATTACACGACAGACAACGGTCCGGCATCTGGTACTTTTACGACTTTGGCGAGCCTAACAAATTCACTGGCCAATCTATCAGGTACTTATTCTTCTGATAAGTCGTGGGATGTCATAGGAATACTTGAAGACAAGTTCACTCGTTCGGAGTTTAAAATCAAAGTTTCGACCGAAGCGGTAGTATTCAGCTATGAGAAGGGCAACCGCTTTGCGGTCGGTAAAATCGTAGATACTAACCTCCCCAAGGGGTCTATAGAGTCAACTGGTGGATATTACTTGAATGGTAAGCCAATCCAGAACTATGCGCTAACAAGTCTAAACGGTGCATCTATATCAAGATATAACGAGGATTTGAACCGCATTACTGAACCTGGTTTTTATATTGTAAACACCTCTATGAATATACCTGTTTCTGGACGTACTTACTACTATTTAGAAGTCATCAGACACGCAAGTAATGTTAGTACATATGTTATGCAGCGAGCGACATGTCGAACACATACTCAGCAAACATATGTACGTCTATGCGAAGATGGTACTTGGGGACAGTGGAAAGAACAGGTGTTAGCCGACCACCCACTATTACAAGAAAAACCACTAAAGACATTGACGATGGGATTTCCGTATAGCATGAAAGCCAATCTTGTTCGGAAAGGGGATGTAGTAACAATCAGTCTAATTCGGAATATATATTCCGTGGATTCTTTCGAACATGCAGTTATGCAGGAAAAGATACCAGCTGGATATAGACCTGTTGTCGATGTCCATATGACCGTAAATACAAATGTATCTCAGTTCACCAAAAGTCCAAATATCTTGCATTTCGCACCAGACGGAACCATTAGGATGACGAGCAATACGGTCGGTGGACATGTAATGACTGGCACGATTACATACATCACTAATGACCCATATCCAGCATAGAAAGGAATAGTTATGAGGTTAAAATTTGGAAACAAATCACTGGAATATACGCAAGGGGAACATCCGAAAACTAGAGTATTACTTATCAATGATGAGGGAGCTATGTATCCCATCTATTTCGATAAAGAAGCTATTGATAAGGCGGATGCAGAACTATTTGAGTTAGCACTCGAGAAAATCTATCAGGACAATTTCCCGAACAGAGCAGAAGATGAGAAATTCAATGAAATTGGCAAGCGTCTTGCCAAGGTTGATGATATTGCCGAAGAAGCTACAAAGAATCTTGAAAAGGTTAAAGAGCAGGTCACGATGTCTGCGTCATCCCGTGCTGCATTCTTGCAGATCGTTATGACATTGTATGGGAAGGGGTTGCTTACGGATGAAGATTTATTGCAAACTGGTCTATTTGATGATGAAGTTGTCGAAGAGACCTTGGAAGTTATTTAAAAATAAAGATTGGAGAATGGATATGATGATTAAACTTTACGCAATTGAAATTTTTGAAGGAAATATTAAATATAAAGATTTGCCTTTTTCAGACACTATCAAAAATAAAATTAAGGCTTATCTCACAAAGATGGTTGAAGATGAGGAAATCTTGGCTGAACTGATTAGCGAGGGATAGCCTATGCATATCAAACCAGAACATGTATATGCGTTGGTTGGATTTGTGTCTACAGTCGTTGGATTGTGGACCAATTTTTCAGCCAAGATTACAAAGCAAGAGAATCGTATTACAGTATTAGAGAAGGATATTGAAAATCTCAAAGAATTCAAGGAAAGCGCTAATCGTCGACTAGATAGTCACGATGAGCAAAACAAGGCAATCTTGGTCCTTGCGGAGCAGGTCAAAAGCATGGGAGAAGATATTCGAGAGCTAAAACGCGTCATTATGAAAGAGGGGTAACATTTATGAAAATTAACTGGGGCGTACGTTTACGCAATAAAACATTTTGGTGGACACTAGTACCGTTATTGGTACTTTTGTCTCAACAACTGGGCTTTAATTGGGTCCCTGAGAATTGGGAATCAACCTTTGCGACGATTATGTCTATCTTGACTGTTGTCGGTATCATCAATGACCCGACGACTGCGGGAGTATCAGATAGCAAGCAGGCTCTTGACTATTACGAGCCAAAGGCAGACAAACGATGAGGATATTAAAGACAACATTTTGTGTGTTGGCGCTGATTATTTTGGCGCCAATTGCATTTCTACTTGTACCAATTTTGGAGGTATTAGATGACAATCAATCTTGAAACATCCATTCGTTGGATGAGCGACCGTGTCGGCAAGGTCTCTTACTCAATGGACTATCGTAACGGTCCGAATAGTTATGACTGCTCTAGTGCTGTATATTATGCGCTAATGGCGGGTGGTGCAATTTCTGCAGGTTGGGCGGTTAACACTGAGTATATGCATGACTGGTTGATACGTAACGGATATGTTTTGGTTGCTGAAAATAAACCATTTAACGCTCAAAGACACGATGTTTTTATTTGGGGTAAACGTGGTTATTCCAGCGGTGAAGGTGGACACACTGGGATATTTGTAGATAACGTCAACATTATCCATTGTAACTTTAAGCGCAATGGTATTACTATTGATGATTACAATAAAGTATCTTGTGGTATGTATTACTATCTATATCGCCCAGCAAATCAACCCAGCATCAGCAACAAATCATTGGATCAGCTTGTTAAGGAGACTTTGGCTGGGGTACATGGTAACGGAGATGCCCGCAAAGCAAGTTTGGGCAATCAATATGAGCCTGTCATGGCAGTCATTAATGGCAAGGCTACGGCAAGTGAGAAGACTGATGAGGAGCTTGCTAGGGAGGTCTTAGCAGGTAAGCATGGGGCTGGAGAGGACCGAAAACGGTCACTAGGACCACGCTATGAGCCTGTTCAAGCCATAGTCAATAAATTGCTCAAAGCTAAAGAAAAACCGTCTGAGACGGTCAAAAATGAACCACAGACGGTGCAATTCAAAGAGGATGGTGATTTGTCGTTCAATGGTGTCGTCCTGAAGAAAGCCGTGCTAGATAAGATTCTTGCTAACTGTAAGGAACACAATATCCTGCCTAGCTACGCTATTACCGTTCTACACTTTGAGGGGCTTTGGGGTACCTCAGCCGTAGGTAAGGCTGACAACAACTGGGGCGGTATGACCTGGACAGGTCAAGGCAGCCGTCCAAGCGGTGTTACAGTCACACAAGGTTCTGCCCGTCCATCAAACGAAGGTGGTCACTATATGCACTATGCCTCTGTAGATGACTTTCTTACAGATTGGTTCTACCTGCTACGTTCAGGCGGTTCTTACAAGGTCAGCGGAGCCAAGACATTCTCTGAAGCCGTGAAGGGAATGTTTAAGGTTGGTGGTGCAGTCTATGACTACGCTGCCAGTGGTTTTGATAGCTATATTGTCGGAGCTTCAAGTCGTCTGAAAGCTATTGAGTCGGAAAACGGGTCGCTTGCTAAGTACGACCAACAGACCGTCACAGATGTCGCTAAGACTGATAAGATAGAAGTAGCAATTGAAGGTATTGAAGTCACAATCAACGGCACACGCTATAAACTTACAAAAGAGCCTATTTGATTTTAACCCAGCGATCTGCTGGGCTTTTTTGTTGCCTGAATTTCAAAAAAATAGCGTTTTTTCAAAATTCGATAGGGAGATAGTTGCCATCTTGCTGGACATTTTCCAAAAATTCCGTTTTTGCGGACAAAATAAAAGACCCTATTTTGATTTAGGGTCTCTGTAACCATATTTCTTTCCATGCAAACTATTGTAGTATTCTGTTATTTTTATTGCTTTATCAAAAGACATGCCGCCAATGTCAGTCCGACCTTTGACGTAATTTGCCAAAGTTTGCTCTGATATGCCCGTAGCTTGTGCAATTTGATAGCGTGAATGTGTCTGGAAGAAGTTCATCATTTCTTCCTTGGATAATACTTGGATCATAGATACTCCCTATTTGAAAACCAACCAGAGTAGCAATGCAATCAGCAATGACCACGCTAGGAAGGCTTTCCAGTCAAAACCATGTTTGTTTACTTTGTATTTTACTTTCATAGCATTTTTTGATAATATTTAAGTACACCCCGAGGGGGTGGATAGTGATTACTCACTATCCAATTCGAAGTGCCATTCGAGTGTTAGAATGATAAGATTGAGTTTGACGACTACTTTATTATTCTTTATCTTGATTGGCTTTTTTAAGTACCTAAACATTTAGTACTCCTTTCTGTTAATTTCCTTGTCTAAGGTAACCTCCCCTTACCTTATGTATCTATTATACTATTATTTATAATAGTAGTCAAGTGTTTTTATAAACTTTTTTTGAAATTTGTTAAAAAAGTTCTTGCCCCAAATCTGCCCCAAATTATTTTCAAAGTTTGCCGAATTTAACCAGACGGAAAATCAAAAAAGCCCAATTTTACGGGCTTTGCATTCGGTTAATTCCTGTTAATTAAGGCACTGAAAGGTGGCAACTAGCATCGAATACTATCGAAAGGCCTTGTTTGACAAGGTTTTTTCTTATTTTTGTCCTAAATTCGCCCTTATTGTCAAAAATCCCTTGACATGAATATTTATTATGGTAGAATAGGGCTTAGAAATATGAAAGGAGTAAAACAAATGAACAAGCAACTTGTCATTCAGCAAGCTATTTTTTATCATACACTCCTTTCTAAGCAGGAAAACAAAGCTCATTGA